CATCCATAACACCTACGTCAATAGCGGCTTCCCGCTGTGCGCCAATCTCAGCCAACTTCTGCTGACCACGTAGTTGTTCCAGTTCGCATTGGCGGGAAAACATCAGCAGTTCATGCTGGCGCTCATTCTTCTTGTCAAAGAACTTTAAGACTTCAGGCGCAAGGCGGAACAGACCGCCAAACACAGACCCCAGAATACCGCCAGATAGGATGTCAAACATTATTTTTTCCCCAATTTCTCACGTTCTTCAAGCAAGCGAACCTTGACTTGTAGTTCATTGATGTGATTCATCAAGCCTTCTTTCATAATGGCGCGGCGCTCGGCAGATATAGGGCTGTCCGTTGGAATACCTTCTTTAGTAATCAGCGCAGGCATCTGGCCTTCAATCTTGGTTAAGCGTTCAGAGAATGAATTGACTTGACCCAACAGCCACGCTAGAGACATGACCACGATGGGTATTATTGCTTTAAGTACGTCTGACCAATTCATATCAAACTCCATGCAATTATGTACGTACCAAAAATGACGAAGGCCACAAGAAGGGCCGCCACAATGAATGCTTCAGCCCAGTCCCACATGGTCAATTAACGGTTACATCAGACACAGCGGGCTGCGCTAACGCTTGCTTCAGTAACTCAAAGAAGGCGTTTCTTCCTACTTGGAGTTGATCTACGTTAAATCTTGCTGAGTCTAGTTTGCGATCCAAATCTGCGACATGATTCAGTAGCGTCTGCTGCTGGGGTGTCAGGTCTTCAAACTGGTGCTCAACGCCATCGATTGTCACAGGGGTCTTTTCATTTTTTCCCATGATGTTTCCTTTTAATGTGCCACCAAGGTCGGGTGGTGGCTTCCCGTTAAACTGTAGTTGCCCAAGGCGTACCTGTGGCAGTCACAGGGTTTTTCTTCAACTCAATCTGAGCCGCCAAAGAAGCCTCTGTAGCTTCCTTATCGATGCTTTCCCACACCCAATTAAGGACTGTGGCTTCTGTCAAGTCAGCATAAGGAACAACAGGAGTGCCTTCAGCCCATGAGACTGTTGCGTAGGCAGAGGCAGAGTGTTCTCCGTCTACTGCTGTTGCTGTCCAATGTGCTGTGGTTACAAAGCCATCGGCTGTGTTGCTGTCGAGGTTTGTGATTTTCCAAGTAGTAGTCATGATTTTCCTTTAAACCAATTTAACGATAATTCTGGCACGACCATCAGCTTCAATAGCAATGACTTTGCCAACGACAGATTGATATTGTTCAAATGTTGGGTTGCTTACTGCTTGACCCTTAATTGAGCCATTGTCATTAACTGGAATAATGTATTGACCAGCGGTTGCACCTGTGACATTAACTGGCACTTGACCACAAAAAGCAATTCTATCTACAGTTTTACGGGCTTCTTCAAGTTCTTCGCCTTCAAGACCAATACCCCAACCATCACCACCAACGTAGGATGGAGAAGTAGACTTGACTACAAAAGAAATGGCGTTTGCAAATACATTAGTTAATTTTCCATTTGCATCAATACCAACTACATCACCTTTGGCAACAGTAAAGTCACCAGATTTAGTCATGTACTCAGCATAGTCAAGACCATTTATATTTACTGTTCCAGCTAAGTTTAATGATCGACCTGTACCATTTGATTTACCAACATAAATAGCAGTTGCCGCACCATTCCAAGCAACACTATCAACATATTGAGGTTGAGCGTTTATGGAAATTCCTGCACCTGTACCAACAGTAAAGCCCCCGCTTGAGTCTATTTTCATTCTGCCACCAGCAACACCGGGGGCATCAAAGTTTACTACGCCCGGAGCAACAGACAAAACTGTGTTTGTTGTGTAGTCAGTAGTTCCAATTCTACAAATAGTATTATTGGCTGCGCTTGTAGCTGTTCCACCAATAGTAAAACGAGCTTCCGCAGTTGTAGTCCCCACCAGCAAGTTACCGCTTGAGTCTATACGGGCACGTTCTAGCCGACTATTTGTTTGAAAAGTTATTGCTCCTGAAAATGTGCCTAAAATTAAATTGCCTGTACTAAATGGTACGGCTTCCATCACCATACTTCCGTTTGTCCAAGTTGGAACAACAGACGATGCACCAACACCCGCAAAAGATACATATCCGCCGTTGGTAGAATTATTAAACCTACCGATACCTTGCTGAGTTGAGCCTGATGGAGAATCAAACTGAGCGCATTGCCCAGAAGCCGCCACCGCATACAGCTTAGCAATTCCACCACCTGCTGTACCTACTAACAACTCACCGCTTGAGTTTATACGGGCATGTTCTGTGCCATTGGTTCTCCACACAAGCGGATGATTGCTGTAGGTTCCAAATACGCAAGTGCCATCACTAGCCGCATACCACTGAGAATTAACAGTTCCATCCAAACAACGAATTTCTGGGTTGCTTGAAGCCGCACCTTGCACTTGTAGCTTTACAGCAGGGCTTGTAGTACCAATACCCAAATTCCCACTAGCATCCAGAGTCATTGCCTGAGTAAAGGTAATGGCGTTTCCTGCTGTGCCTGATGGGGCGTTGAGCCATTGATGCTGACCGCTTGTTTGTTGATAACGTGATGCAAATCCTGTTGCAATGTAATTATCAGAAGAATTTGTTGCGTAATAGTTCGCACCTAAATAAACCGCATTTAAGTATCCCATTACCGATGCGTTTTTTGCTTGAAATACACCACCAGCAAAAGTACTTCCCCAAGCACTAGGAGTAACTCCCAAGCCTAGATTGCCTGAGGCATCTATGCGTAAACGCTCCGTAGCACCTGTATAAAAAGCCATTGGCACATCAGAAGTATCTGACCTATTTCGACTAAACAATCGAACTAATGTCGTGTCATTGGCGATAAGAAGTTCTTTTTCACCAGCACTATCTTGAAAAGATACTCCTCCACGAACATCTAGTTTTCTAGTAGGACTACTTGTACCAATACCCAGACCTGTGCTGGTTAGGCGCATTGCTTCAGATGGTTGCGTGTTAGCCGCAGAAGCAACAACAAACTGGAATGAACTACCACCACTTGCACCATCAATATTCAAATAAGCCGCAGATTGACTTGCGTTAAATATTGCGCCTGTAGATGGTGAACGATTTATAGAAACCTGTGCAAGGTTTGAAGTGCCTGTAAAGTACGCTGGAGTAGTGGCATTTACAATGATGTTAGCCCCATCAAAAGTAAGCGCAGAACCGCTTGTAACAACCTTAGAGCCGTTTAAATACAAAACGCCGTTAGCAGTACCTCCAGAGAGAATTGGGTTTGCAACAAACGAAATAACGCCCGTGCTGTTGGCAATGGATGCGGCAGCTGTTCCATCAAGTGCCCTGATGTTGGTCACATCAAGGTTGGTCACATCAAGCGTTGTAAACACCGCTGAGCCGCCCGTGTTACTCACCTTCACAAAGTCTGAACCATTCCATGCACATACAGCAGACTCACCAGCAACAATCGTCACACCAGTCGTTGGGCCAACACCAACCAATTGAACAGCAAAGCCGCCTGTAGTCGCATTGATAACCGTATAAATCTTTGACTGGGCCGGAGCAGTCACTGTGCGAATAGCTGTACGCGCACCTGAGAACAACAGAATCGCTTGCCGAGCTTGGTTAGAAGCACCAGAGGTTGTGGTCAGGGTGACATTTGAATCAGCACTAACGTTGGTCGTACCCGCGACAGAAGTGTCGAGAAGAGATGTAATGCTGTTGTTTACAGTGTCACCCCAAGTGCCTGATAACTCGCCTGTGACTGGAAGGGCCAGACCCAAGAGTGATGTATATGCTGTAGTCATTCAATGCTCCTAATTTGTGTCGATCTGAGTCCACCCAGCACTTTGAGTGTCGTCAATCTGCGTCCAGCCCGAAGACTGCACATTGTTGATATTTTGCCAGTTTGCGGTCTGCGTGTCATCAATAATTTCCCACAAAGGCCGCCCAACTATCAAATCCGATATCGTTGCCAGCTCCACAACCGAAGCCCTAAACAAAGCCAGCGCCTCCGCTACATCAGCTCCTGTTGCAGTCTCATTGACTGTCGCCCCGTATGTCGGGATAGAACTAATCTCATCAGACCCACTGGCCGACTCACTGACCGATGCATTAACAGCAAAATTGCTCGATACATCATCAGATCCCGTCACGCTCTCAACAATAAAAGCCAAGAACGTGAAAGCTGAACTTGTCTCATCTGTACCCGTTGCACTCTCAAGAATCTGACCTAAGAAGTTGGCAAACGCCGCATCGCTATCTGATACTGTCGCGCTTTCGCTTATTGTCACCCCGTATGTCGGGGTAGCATCTATCGCGTCACTTCCTGTACTAGATTCACTCAAGCTTGCTACAAAAGTAGCAGAAGCACTTATTGCGTCTGAGCCTGTACTTGTCTCTGATACCGCTGCATTAACTTGCACCAAACTCGATACAGCATCAGAACCCGTGGCAGTCTCATCAACCGCAGAAACTAAACTAACAACTGAAGAGTCGGCATCTGTCCCTGTCGCAGTTTCAGCAACACTCCGGTCATAGACTGAATCACCCCAGCCAGCCTGACCCCATGTGCCAGAACCCCAGCCGCCTTCAGCCATTTAGACCTCAAGCAGCGAGGCTGAACGTGTAGGTTACAGAAATAATGTCGCCAGACACAACCGAACGATCACCGGGCGCACTAAAGTCAGCCGCTGAGAACAATGTGCCAGTCGTGCCATTCTTAGCGCTACCGCTGGTCAGGAACGCACCGCCAACAGTGGAAGTCGCATTGATGTTAAACGTAGCTGGAGAAGCCGCATTAGTCACCACAGAAGGGTTCGCAGTCGTTGCTGTTACAAATGTAGCGGCCACACGGGTTGCGTTGCTGTAAGGGATTACCTCAGTCCAGCCAGCGTGAGAAGCCATCGTATCGCCAGCCGCAGGGGTGTTAGATGCACCAGCACCATACAGGCCAATGTACCAAGTAGTAATCTGGGTTACTGAAGTCAGAGCAGTACCGGCCATGTAAGCCAGACCAGCATTCACCACCAAGTTCTTGGAGTCAGCAGACCACTTCAAGTTACCATCTTTATCGTGGCACTCAATGTGGTAAACACCTGTAGCTTTAGCTTCTTCGCCCGATTTAGTACCGGCAATAAAACCGCTAGAAATGTGATCGGTTACTTTGAGTTTTTCTGTGGTCATGGTGTGTCCTTAAGAGATGCGCACAATGGCGCTGTTTGAGTTGGCTATCGGGAATTCAATGGTGAATGCCGTGCCGCTGACTGTCTTGTCAGAGCCAAAGTCAAGGATGGCCACAGACTTGTTGCCCTGAGAGGCATTATAAATCAGAGCAGCCCGTGCTGTAAACGAAGCTGCTGCCCACGATGTGTTGGCAAACGAGATGAAAGCCGTTGGGATGCTGTAGCTGTTGTCGCTTGCCGTAGGCGAGACGCTGATAACCAAAGTGTTGCCGCCTGCCGTATACCCCGTGCCTACGACTTCATTTAGTGTTGTGTACACCGTGGTCGTAGCGTTCAGATCAGCCGCGGCTGTGTACAGCGCAATCTTAAAAGTGTTGGGCGATGTGGGGCCAAAGTTGTGAACCGCCTGCAGTAGCTCGGTCTTAAACGATGTAGTGGCGGTCTGAATAATACTCATACCACTCCTCTATTCTGAGGTAGTGGTGCCACACGAGACTGCCCACTTCTGTAGCTGTCAGAACGCTCCAGACCATCACCCAAACGTTTAGCCATCTGAAGGGCTTCTTTGTACTTGCCGTCATACAACTGCATCATGTCGGTCTCACCCTTCATGAATGTGTACGCTTCTACCAGTGTGCCGTACAGCAACACCGAGTCAAAGTTATCGCCAAGCCACGAGGTGCCTGCAGTCACGATAGACTCTGGGTAGTAGTAATAGTGCAGTTCAACGTAGTACTGCGCATCGGGGGTTGGGCCAAGGATGAACGACAACTCTGTCTCGTTATCAGAGCGTGGGCCAAACAGTGCGTAGTACTTGGGGGTGCCAGTATCGTTGGGGGTGGGGTACGCTTGACGGATAAAGTTAACGTCTTTGTTAAGTAAATACTCGTACGTACCGGTGTTTATATTCCCGCCTGTCACATCTGTAACAACAGCCATAGAGTACACCGCCAAGAAGTCTGATGGGCACTGCAGATATTTATTGCTTGTTGTTGTCTGACCGGTCACATTCTTGCGAATGGATGGGAACTGAACCGTGTTGTAAATGCGCTGCTCGGCCTGCTGGATGAACGTGTTCATCTCAGTGGTTCCAAACGTATTCTCCGTGTAATCGGAGACCGCATTTACAAGCTGGGTGTAGTTCATGTTTTAAGCCATTGGGCCACGGGCCATCACGCCTTTGGTGGCGCATCCAGTACCGCGAATTTTAATGCCAGAAGTTTTAGTGCCCTCGTAAGGGTTGCTACGCTCATTGGCCAACGATTGGTTAGCTTTCAAAGCTTGCTTGACAGGCATCTCACCAACGATAACGTTGGCAACTTTTGTGGGTTGCTTGTATGTGGCCATGATTAGCCTCCACGACCAACAGAGCGCTGGTTCATGATTTTGGCCATGTTGCGACCGTATTTCAGCATATCGCTGTTGGTCTTGCCGCCAGCTTTAAGCTTTGTAGGCTTTTTGCCGGGGTGCATGTTTTTCTCATGCTTACCTACAGCAGACTTAATCATCTTCTTGTCTTGGGCTAAATCTTTCTTGTCCATTTCAGGCTCCTATGAAATCGCTATCGTTACTGTACCAACTTGCACCGCTAATGCCAAGTAGTTTGGCGTTAGTCCGTTATCAAAATTTCTTGATCCACCAACAGGGTTCCAGCCCCACTGAATGTCTCGTGAACCACCCGTCAAAGAACCTTGCGAGTTCGGGCCAGCGGTTACGTACGTTGTATCCCGACGAGGATTACGCACTGCTTGGGGGTCATCTACCGGATACATACCCAACTGCAACTGCGGCTGATCGGGATCAAAACAAGTAGAACACACAAGCAGATTATAAATCTTAGTCTTTTGTATCTCTCTACGAAGCGCTGTCAATTTAAATTGCTGACCGCAACGATCGCACATGGCGATACTGTTTTTCCCGGAAGCAAACCGATTGCCCATTTACGTACCGCTCCCAATGAACATTTGACGGGGCACAAAGCGAACAGCCGCCTTCTCGCGGTCTTCATCAGACGCCAACTGCCAAGCCTCATCGTACTGAGCTTTCAACACTTCAAGGCGCTGCGCCCCATCGGGAATCTTCAAAGCCAAGTAGTACGCCAAACCTGCAACCATGCAGTTCAAGAATCTGAACGGCACATCCATTGTGTTTACACCGCCGCCAGCATCATCAATACGGCGCATGCGCCAGTACACAAGCTGATACGTCTGGCTGTTGTCTGGGGTTGGCCAGAGAGTTACAGAAGGCAGGTTTTGTACGTACACAGGTGCGCCTGCAGTATGTGAAGCAGCGGTAGTACCCGCCTGACCACGGAAACAGTTGCTAAGAACGTTGCCAGAGATGTAACCGTACTGAATAGTCTCGTTGTCAATCAAAACAAAACCAGTGGCAGGAAGTCCTGCAGCAGAAGCTACTGTGATGGTCGTGGCGGTAGATGTGATGGTAGACGCTAGGGTTGTACCGATGGCCGAACGCTGGCCATCTAAGCGCTGAAACCACAACTGAATAGGGCGAGCTTGCTGAAGCTTGTTTGGGATCGTGGCATAGGTAGAAACACTAATACGTGTGATGGTCAAGTCAGCTTGGGTAGACGCGCTACCGGCTCCTGTACGAATCACATGCTCAAGCAAATCCACTGTGTCTGTTGGCAAAGCGTAGGTAGCTAAGCCCGGAGTCAGGTTGATCGTGCCCTGCTCAAATGTCCACATGTTGATACCGCGGTTTGCCCAGTCAGCAAACATCAAGTTCAAGGAACGACGAGCCGTGCGCAGGTCATAGCCCGTGCGCAGTTCTGAGCCACAACGCTCAAACGCTTCTTCAACGATCTCAGAAAGATCGAGGTTGAAATTTGCTGTTCCTGAGATAGTCATGTGTTATCCAAACAATCTTGAGAAACTAGACATTACATCAGAGTTACGGCCATAATTTCCGGGTCTATCCATAGTACTCATGGTAGGCATAACAGCGGCACTCATCGTATTTGAATCTTGGTACTGAGGTCTTGCTTCTATACCGCCCCTATTGTTCATAGCTGCGTTTTGTGCCTGCATTTGTAAGCCTCGCTTCAAGTACTCTTCAGGGCTGTACTGTTGGGGCATATTCTCTACCGGTTGAGGTGTTCCACTTAGTTGGCGCGGTATATCAGCACGCATCCTTGGATCAGGTCTATTGCCAGAGAACATGCCCTGTTGAGCTTCATATTGCTCACGCGGCATCTTCAATTCTTGTGTAGGTGAACTAGCGTATTCTTCGTAGCTACGTTGTTGCTGGTCACCAAAACCGCCCATACCGCGACCTCTACCAAAACCACCAAAGCCACCGCCGTAGCCGCCCATCTGTGGGCCGTAAGGACTCTGCATCTGGTACGGATTAAAACCGCCCATCATGCCGCCAAAGCCACCCATCATGCCTTGCTGGTATGGGTTAAAACCGCCACCCATCATACCGCCGCCAAAGCCACCACCGAAGCCACCACCGAAGCCACCACCGAAGCCACCCATTTGCGGGCCGTAAGGACTTTGCATCTGCTGTTGGTATGGGTTAAAACCACCGCCAAAGCCGCCACCGAAACCACCAAAGCCGCCTTGTTGTGGGCCGTAGGGACTCTGCATCTGAGGCATACCAAAGCCGCCTTGCTGACCACCAAAGCCGCCAAACATGCCGCTAAGACCGCCCTGCTGTTGACCGCCAAAACCTTGTTGCGGCTGGCCATTCTGCCCACCAGAAGGCTGAGACATTTTACTGCTTTGCGTCTGTTGTGCAAATGTACCTGTGGGGCCACCAAATGCTGGTTTCATGATGGTTCCTTTTATCTAAACCCTGCGGTCTTTTTTGCGATCGTTTTAGGTTGTGCTACGAATTGCTTCCCGGCTTTTTTGCCAGCACGCTTTGCACGAGTTGTAGCAGCGTACTCAGCCGGGCTAAGACTTTTAATTGCAGCAGCAGGAAGGTATCTTTCACCTGTGTCAGAAGATTTTTTACCACTTTTGGTTCTCCATTTCTGGTCGCCCCAATCCTTCAATGATTTTTGAGGCGCTTTCAATCTCGGTAACCCCCGCCAGCCGCCTTGTACTTCTTGGCAACAAGCTGCGCTTTACGGGCTGACCATTCGTTTGCGCCAGTGCCATGAGTTGCTGCGGCTTTTACTTGGGACACAATCCGCTTGCGCAGACCGGGCTTTGTGTAATTACCTGCGGCATTGACCCCACCACCCTCTTTGTATTGGGTAAAGTCCGTATCATCACGGCGAGCCTTACGCTTGCCGCTTGGCATTTTAGAGGGGGAAATATCCCCCATCCCGCGGCTTGCCATCATGACATTAACAGGTCTTGCCGCCCATGTTCATCTTCTTGGTCATGCCGCCCTTTTTCATGCCCAAAGGCGTGGAACCGGACATCTTAACCATAGTGCCTTTGGTCTTGCCTTTAGAAGCAATACCGTCTTTGCTAGGAGCTGCTGTGCGAACAGAACCCATTTTGGCAGTTGTCATGCCGCCACTAGCCATTTTAGTTGCGCCTTTTTTCTTGGCCATCATTGCCATAAAACCGGGATTCATTTTGGAAGCCATAGTATCACCACCTTTAGAAAATTTACGGCCTTTGTCGGCCTCGTTAAAGTCTTTTCCCACAGACTGTGGGACTCCTACTTTCTTAGCAAACGCTGGGTTGTTAGCCACCGCCGCCATGAAATTGTGTTGCTTTTTACTCGTCGACGGCATTTGAAGCCTTTGTACGATTGGTCATTTCACGAACAGTATCAGACTCCCAAATACGAAGACCAAGATAGATGATCGTGAACAAAGAAGCCAAAGGCGGAAGCCATGTGGCCATAACGCCAACAGTTGTTAATACTGCTGCGCCATCTGCTACTGCTTTAGCTGTGTCATGTTGAGTCATATCAGCAATTCCATTTCTTTAAGTATGCCGCCAACTGCTCAGCTCGTAAAGAACTATCGTTAACGTTACCTGCTGCCAGATTGCAGCGGCTACAAAGCAAATCTCGCACTTCTTCTGTTGTGTGATTGTGGTCAACACACGGTTTTTCAGAAGCCTTGCCTTGCATGTTAAAAGTCATATCGCAACACGCACACTTACCGCCCTGCGCCAACAGCTTTTCTGCAAATTGCGCAGTAGTGATGCCGTATTTTGCAGGTAAATTGTACTTGCGGGTTTGAGAAATCATGCAGGGCTTACATGCGTAATTTAATCCTGATAGCTGGTTTTTGTTTTTACTAAACGCAGACGGCTCTTTCCACTCGCGGCACTTGCTGCAGCGGTATCGGCCTTGGGCATCTGTGGCTTTTGCTACACGCCCCCAATCACGTTTAGTGGCTAACAATTCCATGCCCTCAAAGATTTATTGATGCGGGAGTTTGGGTCTTTCTTGGCCTTCTCTCCGGTCAGCTTCTTCTTCATGCCTTCCATGCGGGCGCAGAAAGAGTCGCGGCGTTTGCCGCCCTCTGGTTGAGGTCGCTTCAAGCCCGGCTTGCCGGGGTTTGCTTTGTTGTACGAGGCCCGTCCCTTGGCGTTCAAGCCGCCCTTCTCGGACTTCCCCTCTTTGCGTTGCCATGCTGGTGACTTAGCCATAAAACACCGTGCAATGAATGTTCGCTGCCAAAAACACGCGAATGCCTTGATCCGCCAAAATGCCTTCTCCGGGAATGACTAAGTTAAACGCCGTAGCGTTTGACGCGTCTGCCTGAAGCAACATCTTGTTGTACACAGTCACGTTACCGCTTGCTGCGCCGCTGTCTGCCACAGTTACCGTAAAGACGTTAGCGTTTGTCACAGTCACTTGGTAAGGGTTGTCGGTCAAATCCCAGTCCAAGTACGCCCACTGCCCCGTAGACAACCCGTGCGCTGTTGCGGTCACAGTTGCGATGGTTGTGGCGCGTGTGTACGTACCGGCAATTGAAGTGTTTTCAACAAAAGCCGAGTAGCCCGTAGCACCGCTGAAAGGAAATATTACAGCTCCCTTCAAACGAGTTCGGTACGGAATCATCAGGCCTGAAGCAGCCGCGTGTTGCGACTTGACATCATATTGCATCGTCATAATCAAACTCCTTTAAAAAAGGGGCTAAAAGCCCCTTGGGTTGATTAGGCAGTACGGGTAAACACGTACGCTGTTGGGCTTGAGAACATGATGGTGAAACGGGCAAGGCCAGTAGCGCCAACAGGAATTGACAAATCACCAAAGCTACCGGGGGTGTCAGCGGCAGCGCTAGACAAGATACCGTTAGTAGCTACAGCAACAGTCACAGCGCCGGAAGCTGTGCTCGCAGTGTTGTCAATGTACAACTCCAACACCGTGCCTTTGGTAGCGGCAATAGCAGCGCCAAGGTCTGTGCCTGTAGGCAAAGTAATAGTTACAGCGGTGGCTGAAGTTACTGTGATGTAGCCCGTAGCAACTTGTGCTGGAGTAGCTGTAGCCGTTGCATTGATAGCCGCGGTTGTGGGGTGATTTTGCTCTGTGAAAACCAGATTTGTAGTTGTCAAATCTGTAACGCTAGTGGCGGCACCGAATGTAGCGTTAACTGTAACAGCGCCAGTAGTGCTGTTAATGCTGATGGACTGAAAGCCATTCTGCGACCGCACTGGGCCATTGAACGTGGTATTTGCCATGATATTTCCTTACATACAAGTTAGGCGCATCAATCTGTATGTCGTCAGCCGGGACTGCTTGATGCACCGGATAGCCCGGATTACTGTGTTTATATCACGGCTTTTTACACCGCGCAACATTTATTTTCTTGTCACAATTTTTAGGCAACATACAGGCATGAAATACCGCGTTGTCCACGTTGATATCCGCCAGCCAAAGATGGTGCAACTGTTGACGTTGCTTCAAAAAACGTGTCTGCCAGCAGACAAAATTTATCCAATTACAAAGGGATACTGGTATGTCGTTTACACACAGAGCGGTGAGGCGGTTGGCTTCGGTGGTGTTGTTCCCAGTAGCCGCTGGTCTGATACTATGTATCTGTGTCGCGCAGGTGTTACACGCGCTCATCAAGGACGGGGCTTA